AAAAACGAGTATTTTTAGTCATCCTGTTTACCTCTTTCTCAGGGAGTTTAGTCTCCAGGATTTCCGGGGCGGTTCAGATAGCCATATAACTTCTCTCCTCTACGGAGGAGGCCCAGCATTAACTAATTCAGCTGGAGTACCCTGGACTGCAGCTTATGTTGATACTATTGGCGAAGTCACGGCCGATCTTCGTTCAAATATTGCAGCTGAAGCTCGGGCAAAGATCATTTACGAACGTCTCATTAATGTTACTGATGATCCTGGAGTAAAAGACACTCTGGCATTTTTAATGACCCGGGAAGCAGCACACATGCTTTCATTTGAAAAAGCATTACATTCAATTCGTAACACCTTTCCACCAGGAAAATTACCACCACTTGAGAAATACAAAAACGTATATTACAACATGTCAGAAGGTGAAGACGTCAGAGGTAGTTGGAACAGTGATGAAAACTTTGACTATGTTTCCGATCCAGTTTCAGCGGTTGACGGTGGGGATGGGAAGGCCTCGATAAATCTTTCGACCAAGCAAGAAGCTATGATAAAAGCTATGGCAACAAGGTTGAAATCCCATGAAGACATCAATCCTGTCACTGGCGCTGAGCTTGCTGAAGGAGAACCACAAACAAAGATAAATAGTAAAAACTAATTATCTTCTGGTATTTAGCTATCCCTCATAAGTTAATTGCCGCTGAGATATCCTAAGCTCTAGCCTCTGAAAATACATTTATATTTCGAAGCCCGCGATATTTTAAGCGGGCTTTTATTTTAAACTTCAGGTATTACAGGCCACTCAATATCAGGTGCAGTTGATGTATCAACACGGTTCAGCAACACCCGATACTTTTTCCAGGCTTCCAGCAATGAGGTTTCTTCCTCCGTTGCGATTTCCAGATCTACAGCATCCTGAAGTGGCGCAATATGCTCACTGGCTACCTGCATCAGGCTGTTTTTTGTTTCTTCCGCCTCCCGGATCCGGAACAGTTTTTCTGCTTCTGCATCTTTCACCCAGGCTGTGCCGTTCCACTTCTGAAACTCCCCTTCCGGCGATAACCAGGTAACATTTTCCGGTAATGAGCCGAGTTCAGAAATAAATAACGCGTCGCCGGAAGCCACGTCATAAACCGTTTTACCCCGATGATCTTCAACGAGATGCCACGATGACTCATCACTGTTGAAAACAGCCACGAAGCCAGCCGGAATATCTGGCGGTGCAATATAGGTACTGTTTGCTGGCAGACCTGTATGAGGCGGAATATATGCGTCACCTTCACCAATAAATTCATTAGTTCCGGTCAGCAGATTATAAATTTTTATGGTCCGTGGTTGTTCACTCATTCTGAATGCCATTATGCAAGCCTCACAATGTAGTTAAATGCGATGTTTTTGACAGTGTTTTCCGCGTTACCCGCAGCGTTAACGGTGATGGTGTGTCCATGTGAGCCAATCGCAACAGAGTGCGTATGAGCACCAATACCGACAGTATGTGCGTGAGCACCTGCAGATGCAGCTGTGCCGCTGACACTATGAGTGTGCGCTCCTGCAGCACTTGTATTCACACTGGCCGCAGACACTACCTTATGTACTGACCCATTTTGTGACCACTGGCTGACTGCTGATGCGCCTGTGACACTATGAGTATGGTTTCCGGCACTTGCGGCTGTACCGCTCACACTGTGCGTGTGCGCCCCGGTGTTATTCGTGGATTTAGTGCCGTAATCAAACGACGATGTGGTTTTCGTCCCCAAATCCGTACTGGATGCGCTGGCGCTGTGGGTGTGCGATTTAATGCCGTCCTGTTCCTGAGACAATACGGCCCGACCACTGGCAGGTTTGCCCTTAATCGTCCAGCCACGCATATCAGGGATCACGCCTGACGGATAAGCGGCTGCAAGTTTCGGGTATGCAGATTTGTCAAAAGTCTGCCCCTGCATCAGGGCATAGCCAGACGGAACGGTATCTGATGGCCACGGGATTGGTGCGCCAGGCGGATAAAACTGCTCTGATGGCGTATAGAGTGAATAAACTGTACCGTCCGTTAACCCTTCCGGCTTATTAGCAGAATATGCTGGTGACGTATGAATCGTCACGCTGGCATTACTGGTATAATCCCATTGAATATTTACACCAGTCGCATAATTTCCGATTGCAACGTAAATATCGTAAGTATCACCAGATGTATTGACCCAGGCAAAATTTGTAAACCCTGTCGATGTGCGCTGCCATAAAGCACCAGTAATCCCCTTCGGATTACCATTACCTGCACGCAAAACAAGTTCAGATATACCTGCCTGTTGAGGTGACCCCACGTTAAATCCCGCGCCACCAATCAACGTAATTGAAACAACAGAACTCGCCTGTGGCATGGTTACCGTTGCTAATTTGAACCAACCAGCACCACCGCTGAATGACATTGTTGTTGAGTTAAGCGTACCAATATCTTTCGGCGTCAGTGTTATATCCGATGAAAGCGCCTTACCATTCACCTTACGGGCAGAAGGTACCCGACCATTCGCATTATCATTAGCTGCTTTCACTGCTTTCGGTGTCGCGGCAAGCGTTTCAGATGCGCTGTTGGTTGCACTACTGAGCTGGACAATTCCTTTTTGTGCTGTCGTAGCGTCCTGAGCAGTATATTTCCCGTTAGCAAGGTCATAGGCTGCCTTTACCGACTTTGGCGTTGCCGCCAGCATTTCAGATGTGCTGTTGGTCGCGTTGCTAAGCTGAACTATCCCTTTCTGTGCTGTCGTTGCATCCTGTGCGGTGTATTTCCCGTTAGCCAGCTCATACGCGGCCTTAACGGCTTTTGGCGTTGCCGCCAGTGACTCGGAAGTGCTGTTAGTCGCACTGCTGAGCTGTACTATCCCCTTTTTCGTCGTGCTCGCATCCTCAAGCGCCACGGCGGATGCAATATCCTCTGCCCGTTTTGCCGCTGTCTCAGCGCGCGTTGCTGCAGATTCCGCCGTACTTTTGCTCTGAGCTGCTGCCGTCGCACTACCAGCTGCCTCTGTCGCCTTCGTGGATGCCGTCGTGGCGCTGCTCTTCGCTGCTGACGCTTGTCTGGTCGCCTCATCTTTTGAAGCAGACGCAGATGATGCCGATGACGCCGCCGAACTGGCTGACGATGCGGCAGCCGTTTTTGAGGATTCTGCGCTGGTTTCCGACGCTTTCGCGTTCGTTTCGGATGTCTTCGCTGCGGAAGCAGAACTCGCTGCTGCGCTGGCCTGTTCAGTGGCTTCGCCAGCCTTCGTTGTGGCTGTTGAAGCAGACGATGCGGCACTTTCTGCCGATTTTCCGGCGGCGGTGGCACTGGCTGAGGCCTGCCCGGCACTTGTTGACGCGGCACTGGCAGATAATGCAGCCGCTGTTTTTGAGCCTGCTGCTGCGGAGGCACTCTGTTCTGCTGCCGTTTCAGAGGACTTAGCGTTTGTCTCAGACGTTTTGGCCGCCTTCGCGGAATTGCCTGCCGCCGTTGCCGAGGAGGCTGCACTACTGGCGCTCGAGGCTGCGCTCGTTTCTGATGATTTTGCCGCCTCTTTTGAAGCCGACGCATCCCTGGCTGAGGAGGCAGCTTCTGACGCTTTCGTGGTCGCGGTGGATGCAGAAGTGGCGGCTGATTGTTGTGACACTGCCGCATTCGTTTCTGACGTTTTCGCCGCACCGGCACTGGTAGCCGCCGCGCTTTTTGAGGACTCTGCAGCGGCAGCACTTTTTGATGCTTCAGTAGCCTTTGTTGATGCCGTTCCTGCGCTGGAAGACGCTGACTGAGCCGACGACGCGGCCTGTCCGGCTGACGTGCTGGCTGCGCGTGCTGAGTCCGCAGCATCAGTCGCATGGGTTGCCGCCTCACGGGCTGATGTGCTGGCATCGCTGGCTGACTTCTTCGCGGCTGCCGTGTTCTGTGCCACCGCGGACGCGTTACGCGCCACCTCTTCCACCATCAGCTCAAAACGGCGCAGTGCCTCCGGACGGACATCATCCTCAGTCATGGCACCAAGAAAATCATTCAGCGTACCGGGTTGAGAATCTTCATACACGGTGATGGTCCCGGCATGTGACGGCGGGAACCCTTCCACCAACAGAATAACGCTGTACTGACCGTACTCAACGTCCATGCTGTAACGACCGGCTTCATCCGGATTTTCAGAGGCCACCGTGTTCAC